AGCTTTGTCTGGGTGGGAGTAAGGATGCTGTTGCTTTCTTTTGGTTCGATAACGTCGTGGGTGAGTCCTTCTACTGTGATACCGAGAAGGTCACAAATTTTAACGACAGTTGTTACAGCGGTTCCACCTATTCCACGCTTGAAAATATTGTCTACCGTGGAATAGGGAATATCTGCGGCAACGGTAAACGCTCGAATGCTCTTGTAATTGGCTAAAATAAGCTCTTTGAGCTTTTCTTCGACGTTCATAAACATCACCTCCTGCTTCTCAGTATATGTGACGAATAACAAAAAAGCAATACAAATTCACCAAATTGCAAAAAGAATTTCAGAAAAGCTATTGACTATTCACCGTATATGGTGTATTTTATAGTAAAATTCACTCAAATTGGTGAACCTTGGAGGTGATATGTTTTGTACATGAATTTGAAAGCCGAAATGGCGCGCAATGGAATTACAAACGAACAGCTTGCGAACGGAATTGGAATCAACCCGTCAACGATGTCCGCAAAACTGAACATTGCAGGTCGGATGCGTCTGGATGAAGCGCAAAATCTTCGAGATAAGTTCTTCCCGGACATGACGATGGACTATCTCTTTGGAGATACCCAGCCCTCCAGCCCGAAGAAGAGCGCATGAAAGGAGAAACAGATGGCAGACGAAACAAAAAAGCCCTGCGAGCCTGTGGAAGAGGCTGGCAGGGACTACACGACTGTATTTTGTGAGACAGACCCATTGTGTGCTGCGCTGGATGAATTATGCTCCGCATTAAATTTCTGGTATGGTTCAATGAACAACCCGTGGCAGCGGGAAGATCGGGCCTACCGGAAGATGCTGGCTAAACAGACTCAGGCGGCATTGAAGCGAGTATTGGCCGAATCAGCTTCGGAATCGTAGCACGCATAACGGTATTCACTGCACGAGGGTCTTTATAAAAATTGATCTCGCCAGATTGAAACCGGCGGAAAATCTCCCGGTAGCAGTCAACACAAGCTTGGCAGCCATCGAAGCGGGGGCAACCGCTCGGATAGGAAAATGCCGGTGTTTGGCCGGGGCCCTGCACCATCTGTATTTCGGCGTGGAGCCTAGGAGAAGTTTCAGGGAGACACATCGGGCAACTGATGTAAAAATCAATGATATAGGACATAAAGCTCACCTCCTTCCGGGGCTATTAGAGCATAACCGGATGGAGCTGAAGGAAAAGAGCGCATGAAAGGGGGGGGGGAGCGAGAGATGGACAACAAGAAAAAAGCCCGCATGAGGCGGGCGCAGAGGATGGCGTTGCGCAATGGCAGACAGGACAGGGTGTTTACCGTAACATACGAGGAAGGAGGTGAAAAGGATGGCAGAGAAGCTGACCATGAGCCCGATGGAGTGCTGCGAGGCGTTCCATGTGGTGCCGGACGGGTTTGAACCGATCCAGATGAGCCCGCCAAAGTTTAAGGCCATGTGCATGGCAAATCGGTTTGATTGGTGTGTGCCGATCCCGATGAAGCAGGATGAGTTTCTGATCAGCCGGGCGGGATTTTATGCGTGGCTGGACAGCTTTTTTCGGCAGAAGGTGGGGCGGCTGTGAACTGGTACAACAAAAAAGAGAGCCCGGCGGTGTGACAGCACCGACGAGCCCTGCAAGGTGATAGATGTGACGACCTATCACCACAAATTTACCACAGAACAGGAGAAATTGCAAATGAAAAAGAAGTTGAAGGCGAATGCCTACTACATGGGTTCCATCCTGCTGGGGGTGGGCGTGCTGGTGTGCGCGTCCGGCATTGAGCACAGCGAGGGCTGGGCGATGTTCGGCTGGCTGGCCGCAGCGCTGGTACTGGGCAGCGTGGCCCTTGGGCTGGCCGCGAAGGGCCTTGTGGCCGAGCAGCAGCCGGACGAGGACCGGAAGGTACACAAAGCACCCACTGGCACCGTGACAGCGGGCCGCCGCAGCGGAAGAAAGGCGGGGTAAGGATGGCGGAGAGCGAAACGGCATTACAGGCGTTTGACTACACTGTTCTGCCCGCCAACATGTGCACCGTGATTCGGGCCAACACAGAGGAATTCACGTTGCACATGAACCGGAGCGTGCAGGAGTACGGACAAGCGTGCGTGAACGTGATGAATGTCCATGCGGCGCTGGCCGACCGGTACAGCGGGCGTTGGGCACAGTGGTGCCAGTCGGTCGGGCTGAGCATCCGCAGCGCGACCCGGATGGTGGAGGTTGGGAGCAACGTGATGGGTTCGGCCAAATTGGCCGAACTTGTGCAGGACGGCCAGATCGGAAAGAGTCTGCTGCAAGCCATCTGCGCTCCTAGCGCGGAGCCGGAGGCGGTCGATCAGGTACTTTCGGGGGATATCACGACGCATAAGGAGTATCAGGAACTTTTGGCCCAGCTGAAGGCTGAGAAGGAGCGGGGTGCCGCCGCCGAGGCGCGGGAGGAAGAGGTCTGGAAGATGCACGAGGAGGCCAAGCAGCGGGCCGAAACGGCGGAAAGCCGCTACAAAGCAGCCTTGGCAGATGTAAACAACCTTGCAGAGGCGAACCAGCAGAAGAATAAAGAGCTGGAGGCTGCAAGGAAAGACCTTCGTGCGGAGAAGGATTGCTATTCTGTGGCCAAGATGAACGAAGCGTCCCAGTGCGAGCGCATCAAAACCCTGCAAAAGGAAAATGCCGCCCTGAAAAGCCAGCCCATCGCCGCCGTGGTGGACGAAGAGGAAATGGATCGCCGGGCCCACCAGCAAGCCTATGCCATTGCCGCCGACATGACCGGGGAGCTGCGGCAAAAGCTGGAAAGGATGCAGGAAAACGACGCGGCGTGGGTGTTTCAATCCAAAGACCGGATGGAAAGCGAGTGGGAGCGCATGGTCCCCATGCTGGAACGGATGGAGCCGGACATCAAAAAGGCAGCGCTGGACGGGGTGCTGAAGATGCTGGGCCGAATCCAAGGACAGGCATTTGCGCTGTACCCGGCAGAAGAGGAGGCAGAGCATGAAGTACCGGGTACACATTGAGTGCCGGAGTGCGAAGATGGTGGAGTGCATCGCGTATGTGGTGCAGACGGACAGTGCGAAGGAAGCCAAGGAAAAGGCCCTGCACACGGCCCGGCAGTACTACACGGAGTTTAACGAATTCCGGGCTTACCATGTGGAGGAACTTGGAAAATGACGCTGGAACAATACAAAACAAAGCTCGATGAAGAGCTGAAAGCGATGGACTGGCACGAGCGGGACATCAAGAACAGCCGTGCTTACAAGGTGCTGAGCGCGGCAGCGCTGGATCGGGAAAACGTACCGATGGAAGAATGGCTTAAATTGAACGCCTATTTTTACAAGCGCGTTAAGGAATTGCAAGGGTGACACGGAATGGATGGGACGCAGTGTGCCCACGTGTTCGAGATCACGCAGCCGGAGTGTCTGGTCTGTGCCGGACGGAACCGAAGCTGCGAAAAATTTGTAGAACGGAGAATGTCGGATGAAAAAGAAGATGAGCCTTGCGGCAGAGATCGACCTGACGCAGGACAGTGTGGTGCAGCTGACGAGCTGGTGCGGGCAGATCGCCCTACATGAGCTGTGGGGGCTGGGCCGGGTGCGGCTGGATCGGATCACCCGGCGGCAGGAGCAGCTGGGCAACGAGAGTCTGGCCGTGGTGATGGTGCCGGATCGCAACGGGATGCCCCAGACCGAAAAGGCCCGGCAGCTTCGGGCGGAGGCGCTGCCGGAGGGCGTGCCGGTGGAGTTCCGGGTTCCGGCGCTGCGCACCCCGCGCACCCGGCGGGAGCAGCAACTCAAAATGGCGGGCGACCGGGCAGCCACGATGGCGTGGCAGTTGATGGCGCTGGCCTGTGTGCAGGAGCTGGGCTTCGGGGCGGAGCGGCTGAATCGGCTGTACCGGGAAATGCGGCACAACTATGAGCAGCTCAACGAGTGGGGCAGGGCCGACGGCATCGAGGTGGCCATGGAAAAGCTGCGGCGCTGCGCGTGCGAGGCGTTGCAGACCGAGGAGATCGTGGTGGAGAACATCGACGACGAGAAGACCGTGCAGACGCTGAGCCGGAGCTATCAGGCGCAGGAATACGAGTTTCTGAAGCGGGCCGTGATGATGGCCGCAGTCCGGCGATGCCGGAGCTGCTTGCAGTGCCCCCGAAGCAGGAGCTTTGCTTAGGGGAACCCCTCAGTCTGCGTTGCAGACAGCTCCCCCAAAGAGCAACGGCGACGACTGCCACCAGCGGCGGGTGTACATTTACAGGGTCTGGGACATGGCTGAAAAGCTGTTGGGTGAGGGCACTGCGAAAGAACTGGCAGAGCAGGGCGTTTTCGGCGGGGAGAGCACGGTGCGCGATGTTTACCGGCGGGGCGGCAAGAGCGAGAGGTTTGGCGTCGGCAAAATGATTCGGTGGTGGGAGGTGCGACCGTGCCCGGTGAAACCGTATAAGCGGCGGGGTCCGAACAGGAGACCGGAAGAAAAGCCGGAACTATGCGAGCCGTGCAAGATCCCAAATCCGACGCCGTTACAGCTCGACGTGCACGACCTGTGCCTCTACAACCGCAAGGCCCGGAAGCAGGGAAAGCCGGAGCTGAGCTATGGCGGCTGGGCGGCAAAGGGCAAACCGGGGAGACCTTAACGGGCCTGTGTTTCAATGAAGGGCAACGGATACGATGGACAGGAAAGGGTCCACCGTATCCGTTACTTTTCATAAACTGACACCTTATAAAAGAGAAGGGGTGCAAGGCCCCTTTGGGGAGCTTGTATACCCGTTATTTCTGTGACGGTGGGGACCGTCAGAAGAGAAAGAACACCGGAAGTGAAGGGCCAGCAGGAGGGCAGCGGGATGAGATGCAACTACATCCGCGAGAAAAAGATACTCTGCGGGGATGAGTACATGGCCGTGGGCGTCTACTCCATCACGCCGACCGAGCACAGCACCCGGCGGAAGAAGAGCAAGGAGTCCACCGAGGGGCAGAAAGCCAAGAACAAAATGGCTTCCCTGCGCAACCGGCAGCGGGTGGCGCTGGCGAATTTCGACAAGCGGGGATTCTTCCTGACAGGAACCTACGATGACCCCTACCTGCCGGAGGACATGGAAGAGTGTCTGCGGGACGTGAGGAACTACAGGCGGCGGGTGATCGCGGCGACGTGCAAGAGGTTCGGCGTGGAGAAGAAGCACATCCGCCTGATGCTGGTGGCTGTACGGAAGGGCGAGGCCGGACGGCTGCACATGCACGGCTTTGCTGAGTGCTGGGGCATGGGAGACGCCGAGCGCCGGGAATGGCGGGAGATGCTGGAAGACCTGTGGCGGCGGCGAATTCCCGGAACCAACGAGTTTGAGCCGCTGGGCACCATGAACGTTGACAGAATGGACATGGGCAAGCTGTTGGGCAAGGATGGCGGGAACGGAACGCTGGGCTACCTGTACGGACACAAAGAACGGATCTGGGTGGAGACCAGCACCCTGCGCCGCCCGGCGGAACAGCCCCCCAACGACACCCGGTGGAGCCGGAAGCAGCTGCGGACCGCGTGCGGAGAGATGGCGCAGGATGCCTATTGGTGGGGCCAGCGGTTCCCCGGCTGGGAATTGCAGAAGTGCGTGGTGCTGGAGCCGGGAGAGCTGCACGAATCGCCGGGCCGCGAACGACCGGACGGCTGGGAGCGGAACGAACCGCAATGTTATGTGATCCTGCGGCGGGTGCACACTGTATCTGCATCTGCGAAACCTCGCACCTGACAGAACCGGTACTGGTATTTTGCGTTGAAACACGCGCCTAAAGGGGGGCGGTGCCGTGACGAAAGAACAGAAAAAGGCCACACGAAAGGCTCTGCGGCAGTATGCCGAGGGGCCTGTTCGTGCTGCGTGGGCCGAGGTGATCGAAGGGGTGCTGCGGCACTACGAGGCCGTGGAACCCTTGTGCGCCCAGCTGCTGAGGCTGCGGTATCTGGAAGGCAAGACGGAGGACGAGGTGGTGCCCGCGCTGTATGTGAGCCGCAGCACCTACTACCGCAAGGAGCTGGAAGTGCTATCGACGGTAGCGGTGGAAGCGGCGAGGCGGGGGCTGCTATAGCCGAAATGTTTCAAGTATTTTTGTTTGCCGTGTTGTGGTAGGCTGATAGACAGAAGGGGGCGGGGACTTGACGAAAAAGCGGGCGTATTGCAAGAACACGGTGCAGGGCAGCCAGCGGGGGCGGAAGTACCCGCCGAAGCTGCGGGCCGAAGTGGTGATGGCGATGGTGGCGTCGAACAACATCTGCGCGGTGGCGCGGCGGTACAAGGTGCCGGAGTCCACCATCCGCTCATGGCTGGCCGAAGAAGCAGCCAAGGGCGACGCCTTTGCCGAGGCGAGACAGGCGGCGGCGCGGGAAATCGCGGTACGGGCGTCCATCGGGGCCAAGGAACAGGTGGCCTATCTGCAAGGCCGGGTGGCGGAGAGCCAGCGGGCGGCAGAAATTCGGGCGAAGCTAGACAAGCGGCTGGAAGAGGGCGTGCGGGCAGGAGACGCCGAGGTGGGAGCCTTGCTCAAGACCGAACAGGAAGTTCTAGCCGACGCCGCCGAGGTGGGGCTTGTGGTCTACAACAGTCCCGGCAGCTACGACCGGAAGCTCTTGGACAACGACCGGCGGCAGCTCGAAGCACTGCGGGAGCACTACGACGGCCTGACAATGGACGACAAGAACGCTGCCAACGTGGCGCGGGTATTGATGGACGTGGCCGAAAAGGCGGCGGCGTTGACCCCGACGGCCAAAGCGGCCGACGAGACCGAAGCGGCCCCGCCGATGATCTGCATCGGAGCCGAAGGAACCGGGGACGAGGCGGAGGTCGAGGTGGAATAGGGCCCCCGATGGGGGAAGCGCATGGGGAAGCAGGTGAGTGAGACGGAAGGCAGGAAAGTGATCTGGAAGCCGCAGCCGAGGCAGCTGGCATTTATGGCCCGCACCGAGGACGAAGCGTTATACGGCGGGGCTGCGGGCGGCGGCAAGAGCGACGCACTGGTGATCGAGGCGCTGCGGCAGGTGGACATTCCCCACTACCGCGGGCTGATCCTGCGCAAGACCTTCCCCCAGCTGCGGGAGCTGATCGACAAGACCATGCAGTATTACAAGCCCTGCTTCCCGAAAGCGCGGTACAACGGCACGAACCACTGCTGGACATTCCCCAGCGGGGCGAAGATCTATTTCGGCAGCCTGAACCACGAAAAGGACAAGTACAACTACCAAGGCCAGCAATACGATTTCATCGGATTCGACGAGCTGACCCATTTCACGTGGGCGGAGTACAGCTACCTCATGAGCCGCAACCGCCCCAACGGCCCCGGCACGCGGGTCTACACCCGCGCCACAGCCAACCCCGGCGGCGTGGGCCACGGCTGGGTGAAGGCAAGGTTCATCACCCCGGCCCCGCCCGGCACCCGGATGGTGCAGTACGTGAAGGTCAAGACGCCGGAGGGCGGGGAGATCGAGCAGCGGCGCACCCGCATCTTCATCCCCTCCACGGTATTCGACAACAAGGCGCTGCTGGCCAACAACCCCGGCTACCTCGGCAATCTGGCCGCGCTGCCGGAGGCGGAAAAGAAAGCGCTGCTGTACGGCGACTGGAACAGTTTCACGGGGCAGGTGTTCACCGAATGGCGGAACGCCCCGGAACACTACGACGACCAGCGGTACACCCACGTGATCCATCCGTTCCGCATCCCGGCCCACTGGCGCATCTGGCGCGGGTACGACTTCGGCTATGCGAAGCCGTTCTCGGTGGGGTGGTACGCGGCGGACGAGGAAGGGCGGCTTTACCGGATCAAGGAACTGTACGGCTGCACCGGGACCCCCAACGAGGGAACGAAGGTAAACCCGGTGGAACAGGCCCGGATGATCCGTGAGGCGGAGGAGAACGACCCGATGCTGCGGGGGCGGGTCATTACCGGCGTGGCAGACCCGGCCATCTTCGACGAGAGCCGGGGCGAAAGCATTGCGGCCATGCAGGAGAAAAGCCCGAACTTTTTGCACTGGATGCCCGGCGACCACACGAGGCTTGCGGGCAAGATGCAATTCCACTACCGGCTGGCCTTCGACGAAGAAGGCAAGCCGATGTTTCAGGTCTTCGACACCTGCAAGCACTTCATCCGCACCATCCCGAATCTGGTCTACGACGAGAGCCGGGTGGAGGACATCGACACGACACAGGAAGACCACATCTACGACGAGTGCCGGTATGTGCTGATGGAGAACCCCATCAGCCCCCGGCAGCACGTGGAAGCTCCGCTGCTGCGGGACGATCCGCTGGAACTGGATGGGAGACGGACGAAGTTCTATAGGGTGTAGGGAGCTGGCAAGGACGCTGACCACAGAAGGAGGTACAGTTGGAAAACACGTTAGAAATGACTGCTGCGGAAGAAGTCATCGGCACCGAAGAGGTGGCGAAGGCGGCGCAGCTTTTGCAGCAGTACAAGAGCGGCAAGGCCGCGCTGGACACCCGGATCGTGGACAACGAGCTGTGGTTTCGGATGCGGCACTGGAAGAATTACAAGAACAAGATGATGGAGGACAAGCCAACTCCGGCGAGCGGGTGGCTGTTCAACTCCATTGCCAACAAGCACGCCGACGCCATGGACAACTACCCGGAACCCAACGTGCTGCCCAGAGCGGCGGACGACGAGAAGACGGCGAAGGTGCTCTCGAAGGTGCTGCCGGTGGTGCTGGAACAGGCGGACTACGAACAGGCCTACAGCGACACATGGTGGCGCAAGCTCAAGCAGGGCACCGGCGTGAAGGGCATCTTCTGGGACCCGACGAAGCGCAGCGGCATCGGAGACATCGCCATCAAGAGCATGGACATCCTGATGTTGTACTGGGAGCCGGGGGTGATGGACATTCAGGAATCGCCGAACCTATTCAGCCTGAGTCTGGAAGACAACGACCAGTTGAAGGCCAAGTGGCCCCAGATGGACGGCCACACCGGGAGCACGCTGGAAGTGGCCAAGTACATCCACGACGAAAACATCTCCACCGCCGACAAGAGCGTGGTGGTGGATTGGTACTACAAAAAGGCCCGCCCGGAGGGGCAACCGCTGCTGCATTACTGCAAGTTCTGCAACGGGGTCGTCCTCTACGCCAGCGAGAACGACCCGCAGTATGCCGACCGGGGGTTCTACGATCACGGCCAGTACCCCTTTGTGTTCGACCCGTTGTTCATGGAGGAAGACAGCCCGGCGGGCTTTGGGTACATCGACGTGATGAAGGACACCCAGACCGCCATCGACGAGATGAATCACGCCATGGACGAGAACATCAAGCTGGCGGCAAAGCCCCGCTTTTTGCTGAGCGACGCGGCGGGGGTGAACGAAGAGGAACTGGCGGACTGGTCCAAGGACATCGTGCACGTGGCCGGGGGCATCCGGGACGGCATCCTGAGCCCCTTGCAGACGGCGGGCTTACAGGGAAACTGCATCAGCTACCGGGACGCGCGGGTGGCCGAGCTGAAGGAGATCAGCGGCAACCGGGACGTCTCGCAGGGCGGCACCACCAGCGGCCTGACGGCGGCTTCGGCCATTGCGGCTTTACAGGAGGCGGGTTCGAAGCTCTCCCGCGATATGCTGAAGAGCGCCTACCGGGCCTTCGCGAAAGAATGCTACCTCATCATCGAGCTGATGCGGCAGTTCTACGACGAAGAGCGGGTGTACCGCATCACGGGGCCGACGGGCCAGACGGAGTTCGTGCCATTTTCCGGCCAAGCGCTGCGGCCCCAGCCGGTTGGCATGGTGGGCGGAGTGGAGCTGGGGGCCCACGAGCCGGTGTTCGACATCACGGTGAGCGCGGCGAAGAAGAGCACCTTCAACCGCCTCTCCCAGAACGAGACGGCAAAGGAATGCTACCAGCTGGGGTTCTTCGCCCCGGCCAACGCGGACGCCGCACTGGCGGCGCTGGACATGATGGACTTTGAGGGCATCGAGAAGGTGCGGGAGCGTGTGCAGCAGAACGGCACCCTCTACCAGCAGCTGCAACAGGCCATGGAGCAGGTGCAGAAGATGGCCGGGCTGCTGGATCAGATGACCGGCTCCAACATGAGCGCAGCGGCAGGAGCGGCCGCACAGGCTGCCGGGGCATCCGGCGGAGGCAGCGGCGGGACCAGCGAGGGGCTGAGCGCCACCAACGGCCTTGGGGCACAGGTGGGCAGCGGCGGCAACAGCCTTGCCACACAGGCGGCGAAACGGGCCATGAACGTGAATAACCCGAATAAATAACCCTCTCACCGCTCCGTCCGCCTAACGGCGGCGCGTCGCGGAGCTCCCCCGAAGATGGGAGCTCTGCTTAGAGGAATTTTTACAGGAGGCAATGAATGATTCAGGTAACTTACAACGAGGTCGGCGACGAGATGATCCTGCGGGCGGAAGGGCACGCGGGGTTTGCCGAGAAGGGCAAGGACATCGTGTGCGCGGCAGTGTCGGTGCTGATGCAGACGCTGGCGTGCAGCGTTGGGACTTGTATGGGCAACGACGGAAAAGGATTTTCGGTTGTGTGTAAAAAGAGCAATGACGATATCGCGAAGTTTGAGCTGGTGACGGACGGACTGGCTCTGTTGCAGCGAGAATACCCGGAAAATGTGCGGTATATCAATGCGACCGAGAGAAAGACCAAAGCACTGGAGTTGCAGCTCTTTGCAGATGGCGGTGCTGCTTCTACCGGGGACGCTGCACCGGCTGCGGACAATGCAGCGGAAGGCGGTGCTGACCCGGAGGCGACGGACTCCGCGGCGGAGGGCAGCGGCAGCGAGAACGGCGAAGGCGAAGCGGGCGAGGAGGCCAAGAAGCCCAGCCCGGCGGAGCGGCGGAGGGCATTCGGGCAGATGATGAGCGGCGAGTACAAGGACCTTGCCGACGAGATGATGCAGAACGCGGTGCAGATCGCGGCGCAGAACCTCGAAGCCAGCCCGGAGATGCGGGGGCTGCTGGAAGCCATCGCAGAGAAGTACGGCACCGACGCCACCGACCTTACGGCCCTGACGGACGCCATCCGCAACGGTGTGGTGAAGGACGATGCGTATTTCGAAAGAATCGCCATGGAGAAGGGCATCTCTGTGAGGACCGCGCGGGAGATGGACAAGCTGGAGACCCAGAACAAGCGCCTGACCGCCCAGCAACAGGCGGCCCAGCAGATGCAGAAAGCCGCAGCCGAGCGGGCCCGGATCGCCCAGATTCAGGCCCGGTGGGACGCCGAGGCCGAAGCGCTGAAGGCGAAATACCCGGAGTTTGACCGGGAAGAGGTGCTGGCAAACCCGGAGGTGGGGAAGATGATGCGGGCGGGCTGCTCGATGGAAGCAGCCTACCGGGCAGCATACTTTGACCGCCTGATGGCCCGGCAGACTGCCGCAACGGCCCAGCAGACCGAGCAGGGCGTGCTGAACCGGGTTCAGCAGCGGGCAAGCCGCCCGGCTGAGAACGGCACCCGCCCCGGCGGCGCGGTGCAGACCCACCTCGACGTGGAACACATGAGCCGTAAGGACCGGGAGGCACTGGAAAGAAGGGTGCTGCGCGGGGAGATCATTACGTTGTAGCCCTCTCAGCCGTGGGCAGCGGGCTTGTCCTCTGTCCGCCTAACGGCGGCGCGTCGCGGAGCTTCCCCGAAGAGGAAAGCCTTTTGCACAAGGCTGTTTAGAGAAACAAAATATTTTCAGGAGGAAAAACATGAAGGACAAGACCATGAAGCTGGATCTGCAGATGTTCGCACAGGCCAGCGCACAGTTGCAGAACACCACGACCGCATCCGGCATGACCGCCGAGATGAAGACCTACTACGAGAAGCGGCTGCTGGATCAGGCGGAACCGGCACTGGTGCACGACCAGTTCGGCGACAAGTACCCCATCCCGGCCAACGGCGGCAAGACCATCGAGTTCCGCAAGTACGACAGTCTGCCCAAGGCGACCACGCCTCTGACCGAGGGCGTGACCCCCGACGGCCAGAACCTGAACGTCTCCACCGTGACGGCAGAGGTGAAGCAGTACGGCGGCTGGACCCCCATCACCGACACGCTGCAGCTGACCGCCATCGACAATAACATCGTTCAGGCCACCAAGATCCTTGCCTCTCAGGCGGGCCGCACCATCGACAGCGTGGTGCGGGACATCCTTGTGGGCGGCACCAACGTGATCTATGCCCCCAAGATCGGGACCGACGGCGCAGAAACGGCGGTGACCAGCCGCGCGGCTCTGGACGCCACCAGCCAGCTGACGAGCAAGCTCATCATGAAAGCGGCCACCCAGCTGAAGGCCATGAACGCGGACCCCATCGATGGCAGCTACATCGCCATCATCCACCCGTATGTCTCCTATGACCTGCGGAACGACCCGGCGTGGATCGATGTCCACAAGTACGCACAGCCGGAGGAGATCTACAACGGCGAGATCGGCAAGCTGCACGGGGTGCGGTTCGTGGAGACCAGTGAGGCGAAGATCTGGAAGGGCACTGGCTGCCCGGAGGGTCTGGCCGTGTTCGCTACCCTGATCCTCGGCGCCCACGCTTACGGCACCACCGAGATCGAGGGCGGCGGTCTGGAACACATCGTCAAGCAGCTGGGCTATGGCGATGACCCCCTGAACCAGCGTGCATCCGTGGGCTGGAAGGCCACTCAGACGGCAGAGCGTCTGGTGGAACAGTACATGGTCCGGATCGAGAGCTGCTCCAAGGAGTACAGCGCAACCGCAGCGGCAAACTAAGGAGGAAACTATGGCAGTGAAGAAAGAGAACGAGGATGGCATGGTGAGCATCCGGCTGTTTTCGGACAATGGGCGCTACAAGGGCGACCTGTTCGTGAGCGTGAACGGCGTGAACTACCAGATCAAGCGCGGTGTGACCGTACAGGTGCCGCCGGAGGTAGCGGAAGTGATCCAGCACAGCGAGGAGCAGGACGCCCAGAGCGCCGCGCGGATGGAAGCCATCATCGCACGCGGGGAGTGACCTTGCCCTCTCAGCGCACACAAAATCGAACCCCGGCCCGGCGGCACCGCTGTGCCGGGGGATTTTTTATTGGAGGCCAGATAAATGACGGTAGGAAAAGCAATTGAGCTGGCGGACAAGCTGCGGGCCAACAACGGGTTCGACCGCGAGCTGAAGATCTTATGGCTGCGGCAAGCGGATGCGGGGCTGCGGAAAAGCGTGGTGGAGAAAAGCGACACCGACGCCTTCGACGCAGTGGGCGCGGATGTGCTGTACGACCGGGAAGAGGAGATGCTGCGGCAGGATGCCGAGCTGATGCTGCCCCAGCCTTACGATGACTACTACCCGCACTACCTGAGCGCCCAGATGGACCTTGCCCTCGGCGAGACCGACCGGTATGCCAACGAGATGCAGGTGGCGAATAACTGCCAAGAGGAATTTGCCATCTGGTGCCGCCAGCATTACCTGCCGAAAATGGACACGAAATGGAGGTATTGAAATGGCGCTGCCGAGCGTATACAGCCTTTCGACCGGGCGGAGCAGCCTGACGGCCTTCGGCGGGCTGAATGAGAGCTATGCCTGTGCGGAGGCGGAATTTACTCGGATGCAGAATTTTTCCAGCCGAGGGTATCCGGCGTTACAGACCCGGACGCCCCGGCGGAAGATGGAAGCAGTGGAACACTGCAACGGGATGTACCATCTGAACGGAATGCTCCTGTGCGAGGGGACGACGCTGCGGTACAAGGCCGACCACGAGGAAACGCTTGCCACGCCGGCCGCAGAGGAAGAGATCGTGCTGGAAAACGCCGTGAGCGACAGTGAGAAGATCATGGTGGGCATGGGCACGAAGATCATCCTCTTCCCGGACAAAGCAGCTTTTGACACCAAAACCGGCAGCCTGACCCCGCTGGGCGCTGGGTGGGAGAGCACCGGCACCGTGACCCTGACGCCCTGCGATGCGGCGGGCCGGACTTACACCGCCACCGGGCACGCCGCAAAAGAGCCGGACAATCCCACGGACGGGCAGGTCTTCTTGAAAGTCATCAACAGCCTAGTACCCTACAGCAGCGAAAGCGTGCTGGAAGTGTACAACGAGACATTGGGGAGCTGGTCGGCGGTGGAGCTGAACTACTGCAAGATCGAGGCAACGGGCATCGGAAAGGATTTTGCGGTGTGGGACACGGTGACGATCAGCGGCATCGGGGCCAACGAAGACGGGTACTGGAAGGAGCTGACGGGGGACCGCGTAGTGTATGCACAGGGAGACGACTTCGTGCAGGTAAAGGCGGAACCCGGTGGCGATTATTTCTACGGGACCCTGACCAAGGAGGGAGATCGTCTCAGCTGGCGGAGCATCGACGGAAAGGGCAGCGGCTTGGAGGGCAGCCTCGAACTGTTCCGGGTGGAGCGGCGGGTGCCAGACCTCGACTTCCTGACCGAATGCGACAACCGGGTATGGGGCTGCTCCAGCCGGGAGAACGTGATCTACGGCTGTAAGCTGGGCGACCCGACCAACTGGTTCTCCTACCGGGGAACGGCTGCGGACAGCTACGCTGTGACCGTGGGCAGCGACGGCGAATTCACCGGCGCCGCCACCTGCATGGGCTACGCCTTATTTTTCAAAGAGAACACCCTGCACAAGCTCTACGGCAGCCGCCCGGCGGATTTCCGGCTGGTGAGCGTCCAGTGCCGCGGTGTGGCGAAATACGCAAGCCGCAGCCTGTGTGTGATCGCGGAAGTGCTGTACTACCTGAGCAACGACGGCGTGATGGCGTGGGATGGCAGCTTGCCCGTGAAGATCAGCGGCGTGCTGGACAGCACATGGCTGATGAACGTGCGCGGCGCGGTGGGCGGCGTGCTGGATACCCGGTACTATCTGCACATGCGGCAGCCCAGCACCGGCGAAACGAGGCTGCTGGTGTACGACACCGAACGGCAGCTCTGGCACGAGGAGGACGTGGCCGGGGACAGCGAAGCCGAGGGCTGGACTATGTGCTCCACGGGGCGGCAGCTCTACCAATGGGACGGCGCAAGCCTCTGGGCCACAGAGCCGAACCGCGAGGCCGACCGGGACACCGACGAGGCCAAAGCGGCGCTGGAAAAGAATGTGGCCTTCGACGCGGTGACCGGCGACATCGGCCTGAACACCCCGGCGGACAAATATGTGAGCCGGGTGACGCTGCGGGTGGATGCGCTGTCCTACAGCGTGGTGAAGCTGCAAGCCAGCTACGACGGCGGGGCGTGGGAGACGCTGGGCGAGGCAGCGGTGCTGAACAAATACACGCGGGTCAACCTGCCCTTTGGGCCAACACGGCACGACACGATGCGCTTGCGGCTGACCGGAACGGGGCAGATCGCGGTGCGGAGCGTCGCCTTTACCATGGCGGACAGCCGGGGCAACCGGGTGGCCGGAGGAGAACCGAGGAACTGATATGGCGGATATTACACGCTTAGGCGAGATCAGCTTGCCGAAGTTGAGCGAAGACATGAACCCGGAGGATGCGCGGGCCATCAACAACTACCTGATGCAGCTCCGGGATCAGATGCTGTACATGATGCAGAATCTGGACGAGACGAATTTTTCCGACACCATGCGGGACAAGCTCACCGCAATGGGGTTAAAGGTGGATTAAACCTCTCGGCGCGCGGGCAGCGGGCTTGCCCTCTCAGCGCGCAGTCCGCCTGACGGCGGCGCTGCTTGCAGCTCCCCCAGAGATGGGAGCTCTGCTTAGAGGAACCCCACAGGCGCTGCGCGCCAGCTCCCCGATGGGGAGCAGTTAAAAATGGAAGGAGACAAGACAAATGGCAAGTGGACAATGGTGGGAATACTGGATTCCCGGATGGAGCGCTGTACGGATAACGCAGGACGTGGTCAACGCGGGAAAGAACTACATAGACAACCGCAAGGCCAGCAACACCGCAACGACGAACCGGGTGAATGCGGCGCAGAGCAACCTGAACAGCCTGAAGAGCCAGATGCCGGGCGCGTACAAAAGCGAGTACGGCAGCCAGATCGGCAGCACGCAGAGCGAACTGAACGACCTGACGAAAAAGGGCTTTTCCTACGACTACACGAAGGACAACGCCTACCAGCAGTACAAGAACCGCTACACCCGCGGCGCAGAGCTGGCCAGCGAGGACGCCACGGCACAGGCGGCGGGCAAGACCGGCGGCTACGGCAACAGCTGGGCCAGCACCAACGGGCAGACGGCCTATCAGAGCACCATGGCGGGGCTGAGCAACGCGGTGGATGACCTGTACAGCCAAGCCTTCGACGAGTACACCTCGAAGAAGAACGACCTGACCACCCGGCTGGAAGCATTGCAGAAGCAGGAGCAGCTGGCGCAGGATGCCTATAACACGAAGCTGAACAATTACTATAGCCAGCTCAACAACGCACAGGCCGAATACGCCGACGCGGTGGGCGAGAAGCAGCAGAACACGGCCAACAAGACGAAGTTCTGGGGGAACGTGGCACAGGTGGGTGCGATGGCGCTGCCGTGGGTGCTGCGGGCGATGGGCGTGCCGATCTGAGTGGCTTGGAAGGAGTGTGACGATATGCTGTTTGATACGTTGAAGCGGAAGAACAAGGCGGAGCAGGAAGAACAGGAATGGAATGCCAACCGCCCGGCGGACTATGTGAGCCAGAACAAGGAGGCTATGGACGCGCTGACCGGGGAGATCGGCAGCGGGTACGATGGGAGCGAGCTGGCGAAGGCTTACCAGCAGTACCGCGACCAGACCGCCGACGCGGCAGCGGCGGCCGCCGACAACACGCGGGCCAACGCGGCGGCGCTGAGCAGCGGGTACGGCAACAGCTGGGCGGACAGCTTGGGAGCACAGGGACAGGGCGCGGCCACCGCGAACATGGACGCCGCCCTGACAGCCCTGCGCAGCCGGGCCCTGAGTGAATACAAGAACCGGCAGAGCGGGCTGGTGGAAGCCCTTTCCGGGATGGGAAACACCGAAGCGCTGGATCGCTCGGCATACGGCTCGAACCTTTCGAACTGGTACAACCGGCAGAATTTTTTAGCCAACCAGAGCGCACAGGCCCGGAACGAGAACGACAACTACTGGAACAACCTCTGGAACGGCATCAGAACCGTGGGTAATGTGGCCAAGAGCGCCTACGACGGATACATGGGGTACACGCAGCAGCAGTGGGAAAATGAGTTTGCGCGGGAACAGTGGGAGTACAACAAGAACCGCACCGATCAGAGCGACGCCCTGAGCGCCTACCAACAGGCATTCAACCTGTACACGCAGGGCGCGGGCGACGCGGCCAGCGACGTGCTGACCCGGTACGGCCTGAACGCGGACGCCTTCGCGAATTACACTGGGGCACCCATCACGCGGGACGATCAGGCGAGTGTGCTGAGCACCGCGGCTTCTCTGGTGGCAAGCGGAAATCAGGAAGCAGCGGCCAACCTGCTGAAGATGTACGGCATGGACGCCAGCGCAGCGGGCAATTACGGAACGCTGACGAGCCGTCTGCTTTCCACCGCTGCGGCCAAGGCGGCGGCCACCAAGACGGGCAGCAGTTCGGGCTCCGGGAGAAGATCTTCGGGCAGAAGCGGCAGCTCCGGCGCAGCAAGCGGATACACCAGCAGCAACGTGACCACCCTGCTGGGAAAGCTGGCCGGGGTGAAAGAAGGAAGTGCTGCCTATAACGCCATTGCCGGAGAACTGGCAAAGGCGGGTGTAGATGTAGGCGGCAGCACGGGTAAGAGTGCGACGCAGAGCAGTGACACCGGCACACTTCTGGCCCAGAGGTATGCAAAGCGTGGTTACAGCGCATGGGCAATTGCAAACATTATGAGCCAGAACGGATACAGTGACAAAGAGATCTCGGACGCATTGGAAAAGGCAGGTGTGGAATAATGGCATGGACGGCGGAGAAAGTTCGGGCTTTGCGGGAAAGCAACCCCTCTGAAACGGCAAAAAAGGATGAGAAAAGCGGCAAGTGGACGGCAGAACGTGTTCGGGCACTGCGTACCAGCACGCCCTCTCAGCCCGCAGATGCTGCTGACGGGGCGGGCGGCTGGGCAAAGGGCAGCGCGGCAGCATTGCGGGAACAGAAGCAGACGGAAGCGGCAGATATCGACCTGACCTCGAAGGCGTTTGACGAATACCGGGCAAACAACAATCTGGGGTTTGCGGACGAGATGGACAGCCGGAGGGACTGGCTGAACCAGCAGGACATGGGCACCAAGGACATTTACAAGGATGTGAACCGCTGGAAAGACACCGACGACAACCGGAACCTTTCTGAGGCGGTGAAGCGCATCGACGGGACTCATGGCGCTTACACGGACGCAGACCTCATCAAGAACAGCAACTGGACACAGACGGACATCGACCGGGCCCGCGCGATCAATCAGCAATACGAGACGCTGCCGCTGGCCTACCGGGCCGGGCGGCGGCTGGGCAACAGTGCCAAAAGCCTTTGGGACAGCTTTGCCGGTGCAGGGGCTATGGCGGCGGGTGCTCTGCCGCAAGCGGTGGGCACCGAGATCAAGGACGACGACCGCACCCGCACCCTGATGCGTGCCATCCAGCGCGTAGACGGAACCAACGGGATGTACACCGACAAAGACCTTGTGAGCGCCGGGTGGACAGAAGAGGAGATCAAGGACGCACGTGCACGGCTCGCTGCGGGCGAAGCCAGCAGCAAGGTGGACAACCCCGTTTATAACTGGGGCAGGGACACCCACCAGAAGAGCGAAGAGTGGCTGGCGGATGCACAGGCGGGCGAAAGCGGGGCAGAGAGATTTTTGCACAACGCGGCCATGAGCGCGGGCGAGAACCTCGTGCTGGGTGCCGTGAACCCGGCTCTGGTGCTGCCGGTGCTGAGCTTACAGGGCGCAGGCGACAGCTTGGCGGCCAGCGACGCAAAGGGGGAAAGCCCCGAAAAGGCGATGGCAAAGGCGGCGCTGAAGTTCGGCGCGGGCTGGGCTATCAACTCGGTGGGCGCGGCAGACCTTGCAGAAACTATGGGCTCGGACTACGCAAAAAATACCGTGGCCGGGCAGATCGCGGGATGGGTGCGCGGCATGGCAGGAAAATCGGATTTTGCGCAGAAGTACCCTGCCATCGCGAACGCGGTGACCGGCGGCATCGATAACGCCATGCAAGCCTTCGTGGAAAGCTATGCAGACCAAGCCATTGACGCAGCTATGGGCGACACAGAAGCGGCGAAGCAGATGCTCACGCAGGAGAATTTCCTTTCGGCGTTGGAGAGCGGCCTTTCTGGCGGCGTATCCGGCGCGATGGGCGGTGCAGCGGGCACCGGTGTGGGCGTGGTAAAGGCCAAGGCCGAGCAGAAGGTGCAGAATGCCATGGAAGCGCGTGCACAGGCAGCACAAAAGGCTGCGGCGGAGAAGGCGAAAACTCCCTCAGTCACCTCCGGTGACAGCTCCCTCGGAGAGGGAGCCTTAGAGGGACAGACGGCGGTGAACGATGACCCGGCGGTACATACGGCGGCGCAGAATGCCAGCATTGAGGAATACAAGAACAGCGTAGACCCGGCAATGGCAAAGTATGTGGACGATGTGCGCGCGGGCAAGAAATTGGAACCCTTTGTTGTGAGCAAGACCGGCGACCGGATGCGCAGCGCGATGATGGAGCTGACGGGGCTTGACAAAGTAGGCGACTACACCCTGCTGGACAACAACGGCGTGAAGCACATCACCAACCGCCACGCGGGCGGCGACGGCAGCGCCGACGCTACCATGAAGGAGAGCGCCGACGTGGCCCGTGCGGCCTATGTGCTGAACAATTTTGACAATGCGTACTTAGCAAAAGACCGCGCAGATGGTTACATGACGAGCAACGGTAAACGTGCGCCGATCGTGCTCTTTGAGAAAAAAATAGACGGCAGCCACATTGTCGTGGAAGCCGTCTGTGATACAAGGAAAAATAAGAATTTTATTGTTTCGGAATATCTTTCTAAGAATGGCGTTGACGAAAAAGAAACAGCGAAAGTCCTGCGATCCCCCGTGAATGCCGTTGCCGACCCTGAGGATAACGTCCGAAACGTAGTCGCAGATCCTTCCGCTATGACCGCACCGACACCGCAGTCCCCTATGGATGCCGTTGCCGACTTCAGGGATACGTCCGAAACGTTAGCTGAAGATCACGGTGCTGAGGCCAGTATAGCACCGGAAACGGCCCGCGTCAACGAGAAGGGCGTGGAAAACGCCGGGGAAACGGTGGAAACCGCCCTCTCCGTGCTCCGTCCGGCTGACAGCGGCGCGTCGCGCAGCTCCCCCGAAGAGGGAGCTCTGCTTCAAGGAAGCCCCACGGAAGAGAGCGCTGCGACAGAGGGCAGAGAGTATGCGGACGTAGACCGGAAGGTTGACCCGGCGGGGCTGGACGCGGCGGACGAGGGAAGCGGGCAGATGCGGGAGACCTACGGGCTGCGGGAACCCAGCGGCCAGACGGCCCGGCAGAGCGAGGTACAGCGCCAGTTGGAGCAGTGGGGCGTGGAGAGCGGCAAGACCAAGGCCGCGCAGGACATCAGCCAGAAGCTGCCCGCCAACGTGGATGCTGATCGGTATGCCGCCGCGGCTTCAACGATCTACCATCTGGCGCAGATGGACGAGGTGGAGAGCTTCGACGACGCGCTGCGGCTGGCCGGTGTGATGGACAATACTGCCCTGAACGTCAATTATATTCTGGACAGCGGCGAGGGCGGGCGGATCGCGCTGAATACCGCCTACCTCTACGGTGCAGACACCAAGGAACAGGCGGGCGGCTACGGCGGCGGCCTGACCGACCAGAGCACGAGCGGACAGGGGCTGGTCTACTATAAAGGGACGCTGGATCACGACGGCACCGACATGGGCAGCCGGATCATCGAGCTGAACGCCGCCGCCACCGGCACCGACGCTGTGCTGAAGAACGTGCTGCAAAACAATCCGAACGTCCGGGCCTATGTGAACAGCGAGACGGCCCGTATTTTCTTCGGGGACAGCGTCAGCGACATTTTCGGCACCGTGCTGCACGAGGACTACCACTGGTATAACTCCCTCGACCAAGCGGGCGCAAAGAGCTTGCAGGACCATGCCCTGACCTACCTTGCCCAGATGGACGGCTACGAGAGCGTGGACGAGATGATCCGGGACAAGATGGACGTGTACGCCAGCCAGAAGCTTACCTACGAACAGGCAGCCGAAGAGCTGGTGGCAGATGCGTGGCGGGGGATCTTTGCGACGGAAGCGGACTTCAAGCGCTGGGTGGAATTCCAGCGCGGACAGGCCGAGAAAAATGCGGGCGTGAGGGGTTCCATCCACAAGGTGATGAACCGGGTGAAAAATCTGCTGAGCGACATCATCAGCCGGGCCAAGGAAGTGCTGACCATCGACCCCGGCAATGCCGCCGCCCTGAAGGCAAAGCGGCTGGCCGAGGCCCAGAGACGGACCTTGCAAGACGAATACTTCGCCCACGCCGAAAAGGCCATGGACAACCTGCGCAGTGCAAAAGAAAACGCCGCAGCTCTCAAAACCGAGAGCGCGGCGGAACAGCAGGGGGTGAGGTTCCAACTTCAGGAGGGCGAAGAAACGCTTGAAAAGCAGCTGAACCAGAACCTTGATAAGCTTGGACAGATGAAGGCCGTTTCCGCAATCAGCGGAACAGAAATCGAGTACGGTGCGAATAACAAAGAAAACGCAGAAAATATCGTGCGCTTCTTTGAATCCATTGGCGGAAAAGTAGAGCGTGATGGATTTGGTGTGGTGGAACTGACCCGCAAGGGAGCCAAGGCAACCGTGCAGCATGGAAACGGCCCGGTGAAGCAGATCGCTGCAGCGGCCATTCCCAACGTAATCCGGTACGGTGAACAAATTGGTTTCGTGGAAAACTGGAAAGGACGGGGGTACAACACCTATACCTTCGTCGCTCCTGTTATGGTGGGAGAAACGAAAATCTATGAAGCAGTGATCGTGAACGAGTACACGGTGCCCAATGCTGCAAGCAAGTTCTACGTACATGAAGTGTGTGGTTCGGATGGAAGTTTGCTCACCATTGAAAACGGAAAAATAACAAAAAAAGAAAACAGCCTTACCTCGGTATTCAAGACCGAGCAGGGCGGTGAAGCCCCTAAGCTGTTTTCTGAATCCAGTATAGCACAAGATTCCGCCGAAAGCAAGAGAACCGACGAACCTGTGAAGAAATCGGTGCGGTTCCAGATGAGCGCACCGGTGGAGGTGGACAGCCAGAAGGACCTTGTGGCCGTCCACAACCTGACTGAAGGAAATCTGCGGGAAGCGCTGGAGCTGGGCGGGTTGCCGTCGCCGTCGATTGCGGTGGTCAAGGCACAGGAAGGCCATACCCAATACGGCCCCATCTCGCTGGTGTTCAACTCCGATACCATTGACCCCATGGTGAACCGGGCCAATCGAATCTATGGCTCCGACGCATGGACCCCCACCCGGCCCAATGTGGAATACGAAGTGCACGCGGACAAGGCAGTGAAGCTGAACAGCGAACTTGCACAATTGAGCCGACAAACCGCTGGCGGCGCATTTGCGCGGGGAAATGTGCTCAGCGGAACGCTGGACATGGAAGCGTCCGGGAAGAGCCCGAAGCAACTGGCAGAGAGCCTTTCCCGGAATGATGCGGTCAAGGCGGCCTATCTGGCAGACAAAGGCGAAACCGTGCAGGTGGTGACAAAGCAGGAGGTGCGTTTTACCGAAAGCCAGAAAAAGCGGTATGAGAAAATCATGGAGGCCCTTGGCGGAGAAGCTGTCCTGCGGGACATCGTGGAGTCCGACGTGGTGAACGGAAATCACGATAAATCCAATGCCGTGCTGAATGAAGTGCGGGAAGCAGAAAAAAGCTGGGCTATGGAAGAGTTTGGCTGGAGCGAAGAAAAGGCGCAGACCAAAGCCGACCGGCTGATCGCACCGATGCTGCGGGCCAGACTGGAAAACGCATATGAATATGTGACGACCAAAGATATGGCCGGGAAAACCGTGCAGGATACGGAAGCGATGCAGAAGGAGTTACAGCAGAAAGCCCCGGATGCTGATGTGGAAGAGTGGCTGCTGCCGAAGATGGAGGGTATTCTGGGAAAAAAGGGAATCCGAAATGAGAAGGACCCCTATACCAGAACCGGAAACCGGAGAAGCTTTGCCCAACTGCACAACCCCTACACGTTGCAGAATCTGGTGGAGGCCATGAACCAGCAAAATGCACGCGGAGAAGGCGCATGGGGCCTTTCGGCAAACACTCTGATGAGCACGGCCACGGCAGAATATCAGAATCTGGACGAAGTGCGGGCAGACAAAGGCCGCTTGCAGCAGATGCCGGCGGAGGAGTACAAGGCACTGCTGGAACAGGCCGACGGCCAGATCGAAGAAGTCATCAGCCGCATCCGACAGGAGACCGCTGCACATTCGGACAGCGGCTATGGGGAGCGGGAAATCCTCGGCGACATCCTGTTGCGGGCCGCACAGGGAAAGCAGACCATGGCAGCGGTCAGCAAGGCATTTTCTAAGGAAGGCTATACCATCAGCCGGGAGACGGCAAAGCAGATCGTGGCGCTGTACAAGACCATCGCAGACATCCCCACCGGGTACTTTGAGGCGAAACCCCAGCGAGCTGTGGAGTTCGACGAGGTGCGGGCGGCTATTGTGCCGGACAATGCTTCGGCGGCGCTGCTGGACAGCCTGAAGGAAAAGGGTGTGACCGTCTACGAGTACAAAGCCGGGGATGATGCGCAGCGCACGAAGGTGCTGAACCAAGTGCCGAACGTCCGCTTCCAGATGGCCGAACAGGCCGACCGGGATGCGAAGCGGAACCGCCAGCGGCAAGCCAGCCGGACCATTGCGGACAACAGCGCGGCCATCAAGACGCTGACCGAGATGATGGGCCTGACCCGCGGGGTGCGGGTGAGCGATGACAGCATTCTGGGCGTGGCAGAACGGCTGGTGAAGGCCAGCGGCGCGAAGGGCAAGGCTGACACCGAGCGTGTGGCCCGCGAGATGCGCACCCTGATCGAGTACATGAAAACCGAAGGGGCCGACATGAACAAGGCGCAGGGGCTGGCCGAGACCATTGCCGGGGAGATCCTCGACGAGGCGACTTACCGGAATACGGAGCTGTGGCAGCAGTACCCGGAATACCACGAGCTGAGCTACACCGTGGACAAGAACGGCAAAGCCAAGGCAGAGCTTGTGCGCCAGTACGGAAGCTGGAGCGAAGCGGTGGCCGAGGCCCGGAAGCACGGCGTGAAGCTGCGGCAGGAGGAAGGACACCGGGACGGAAACCCGGCGGAAGAATATGAGGCCATTGTGAACGATACCCGGAGCATGGGCGGCACAAAGCAGGGCGCAGCGGAATTGTTCCGGGGAGCCGCCAAGGCAGCGGGCGTGGACGGCGCGGCCAGCATGGAGAGCACCGAGTGGCTGGATGTGCTGATGAACGTGCACGACACCATCAAGCCAAAGATGATGAGCCGGTTCGCGGATGTGGCTGAGTACGAAGATGCCAAGGTGGAGCTGGCGGGCCGGATGATCGGCGACTTGTTGAATGTGAACGAGATGAACGACGCACAGGCCATCTTCGATTCCTTCCAGCAGTGGCAGCGCCGGGCCGCTGCGGCAGCAGCCGGAGACGAAACCAGTGCGGCCAAGGCTGTGAAAGACCTGCGGGCTGTGCAGAAGGAGCAGACGAGAGAATTCAACCGGCGTTTGGCGGAGAACCAGAAAGCCGGGAACCAGAGCGAAGCAGTGCAGCAGATGCAGGAGCAGCAGCGCCGGAATGCCAAGGCAGAAGCGATGCTGGACGCCAATCTGGATGCACTGGGGGTGGACATCACCAACTCCGGCGACATGGCCGAGAAGCTGGATGTGCTGAAGGAAGCCTACGAACGGGAATGGAGAGCCGAGAAAAAGCGCCTGAAGGAAGAGCGGCAGCAGATGTTGGACGAGATCACGCTGGAAAACAAGACCCTGAAAGCGGAGAACCGGAACCTCGCCCGGCAGGTGGCCAACGAGCAGCGCCGGGCTGACCGTGCGGAGTACAGCCAGATCGTGCAGGAGCGCGAGATCATGGAGTGGGAAGCCGAAAACCAGAAGAAAGCCGAAGCGTGGCAGCAGAAACAGGCCCAGAAAAATGCCATTGCGGTGGAAGTGGCCCGCCAGCAGCGGGACGAGGACATTGCCGTGGCAAAAGCACTGGCCGAAAAGCGGGTGCAGCGGGCGCGGGACGGACGGAAGGCTGATGAGCTGAAGCGGAGCATCCGGAACAATGCGGCCCAATTGAACCAGATGATCCTGCGGCCTTCGAAGGGCAAGTATGTGCAGCCGCGGCTCATCCAACAGGCGGCAGAGGTGGCGAAGCTGGCGGATATGGCCGTTCTGAACGATGCGGCGGTGCGGAAGCTGACGGCGCTGGCCAACACCATCAGCCAGACGCAGGGCACGGCCAGCGACCCCAGCAGCCTTGCCTACGACTGGGAACAGACCGGTGTGCCGAAGCTCATCCAAGCCTTACAGGCCGACATGATGAACGCGAAACAGGCAAAGCTTGACCGGCTGCACCAGCAGTTGACCGAGGCCGAGGCTCTGGGCGACGGCGAAAAGGCCGAGAGGCTGCGGGACCGGCTGAAGGCCCGTATCAGGGAGACGGAGAACCGCACCTATCTGCCTATGACGGTGGAGCAGCTGCGGATGCTGAAAGCCATCACGGCGGGGACGCTGCACGTGATCCGCACCGAAAACAAGACCCTGAGCCTTGCCAAGACCGAGGAAGTGGACGCTTTTGCCCAGAAGGCCGGGCTGGAAGTGCTGGCCGCCAAGGGAAACGAGAGCGGCAGAATCCGGGATGCACTGACCAAATACAATCTCGACATGCTGGGCGCGAAGCGAGTCTTCCGGATGCTGGGCGGGTACACCAAAAACGGCCAGATGGAAAAGCTGGCCGACATGCTGAACCAAGGCCAGCTCCGGCAGACCCAGATCACGGTGGAAGGCACCAAGCTCTTCGACAACGTGACAGGCAAGGCCAACCTCAAGCAGATGGAGCGGTTCGCTGGCCCCGGCGCGGAGCTGGTGGACATCGGACTGACGGACGCAAAGGGCAAGGCCGTGCCGCTGACCCATGGGCAGCTGTGCAGCCTGTACATGCACTTGCAGAACACGGACAGCCGGGAGCACCTGCTCAACGGCGGCCTGACTCTGCCGGACACAACGCTCTACAACGAGGGTGACATCGAGCGGGCCTACCAGAAGGGGCAGACCGTGAAGATCGGAATGCTGACGGGGGCCGACGGAATGCCCATGGCCGACACCATCCTGAACACCGTGGAGAATGCCCTGACCGACTACGACCGGAAGTGGATCGAGGACATGAAGGGCTTCTTCGGGGACTACACCACGAACCTCATCAACGAGACCAGCATGAAACTGGTGGGATTCCAGCGGGCGACGGTGAAGAACTACTACCCCATCGCGGTGGACAAGACCCAGCTGGCCAGCGAGATCGAGGGCCTGAAGCTGGACGCCACCATCGAAGGACGCGGAATGCTGAAGGAGCGCGTGAAGAGCGGCTTGCCCATCCTGCTGGAAGAGTGCAGCAGCGTGGTGCAGCGCTCTTTGCGGGACACAGCGGCCTACGCGGGCCTTGCGGCCCCCATCCGGGACGCAAACCGCATCCTGAACGCGAATGTGGAGACAGAGGACGGCATCCAAAAGCTGAAGAGCGGCGTGCTGAAGGAACACTGGGGACGGGACGCGGTGAACTACGTGGATTACCTGCTGACCGACTTGCAAACGAAGCAGCGCAAGCGCTCGGACGGCATCGGCCGGGTGATGGGAAAGCTGCGGGGCAACTATGCCGGGGCCATCCTGACGCTGAACCCCGGCGTTGCCATTGCACAGGCGGCGTCCCTGCCCACGGCGGGGGCCGTGCTGGGCAGCGATACCATGGCGGCAGTGCTGCCCTTCGTGAAAAACCTCTCCGGCAAGCAGCGGCGGGCACTGGAAGCGGAGATCAGCGCCCACGGCGACGCGCTGCTGCAATACCGACTGCGGGGCAGCCAGCGCGGGGAACTGACGTCCATCGGCGTTTCGGGGAGCTTTGCCGAAAAGGCTATGGACAAACTGCCCAAGAGCGTGACCGGCTGGATCAACTCGATGGACGAGATCACGGTGGCGGCACTGTGGGAAGCCTCAAAGCACTACGTGGAACACCACGCGGCAGAGTTTGCCGACGGTGCGGCCACCAAGGGAAGTGACGCCTACTGGAAAGCTGTGAACCAGATGTACCAGAAGGTCATTGAGGAGACCCAGCCCAACTATACCGTGATGCAGCGGGCGGGCATCCAGCGCAGCGACAACGAGATCACCAAGACGCTGACCATGTTCACGACCCAGCGGTTCCAGAACTACGGCATCCTCGCCGATGCGGTGATGGACTACAACGCCCAGAGAGCACGGTACAAGGCAGAGAAGAGCGCCGAGAACAAGGCCGAAGTGCAGCGGGCCGGGCAGAGCTTGCGCCGGGCTGCTACAAGCCAAGTGATACAGACGGCGGTATTCGCCCTTATGAAGATCGGCGCGGACTTCCTGCTGCATCGGTGGGATCGCGAGCAGGATGAAAACGGCGACGTGACCGCCGAAAGCCTGTGGAACCGGTTTGCGGGGCTGTTCACCGAGAGCGCGGCGGGCAACTTCCTGTTTGGTTCGGAAATCTACAGCATGGTGGGCAACGCAGTGAACGGCACGGACTACGATGTGGTGAGCGCGACCAACATCAGCGCCGTCAACGACCTGTTTGCCGCTACCACGAAGCTGTACACCCTGCTCCGGAAGGACACCACCGGCATGGACGAAGAGGAACTGGAAGCCTACCACCGGAAGCTCCGGAAGGCCGGGGTCGATGTGATGGAATATGGGCTGGACATCGCGGGCATCCCGGCGGCAAACGGGCGGAAGATGGTAGAAGCCTTCGCGGCTTACGCGGACGATGTGCAGGGCCTTGCAAACGGCGATGGGTTCAGCCTGAACGGGACCCCGGCCAGCGCGACCGGACAATACGACCGGCTCTTCAACGCCATTGAGCGGGGTGACGCGGAGGAAGCTGCAGCCGCTCTTGGCAAGCTGGACCAGATGGGCAAGAGCGACAAGGTGAAGGCGGAACTCAAGAAGCGGCTGAAAAATTACGACCCGGACATCGAGACAGCGGCCAAGGCCCGGAACGCGGGCAATGACAGGACCCGGCAGAAGGCGACCAAGGACTGCATCCGGGAACTGTATGCGGGCCTTGGCATCCGGGAGGGCGTCAAAGAAGATGCAGCCAAGCGGGAAACCATCATCGACCTTGTGACCGGGGCCGTGAACCAGAAGGCCGATGAGCTGCTGGCCGGAGACAAAGACCGAAATGTTTACGATGATCTGACCGACGCACTGGAAGTGGGCCGCGCCAAAGATGTGCAGACAGAGGTCAACCGGCTGCTGACTGCGGGCAAGGACAAGGATGCCATCAAGAGCAAGATCACCGGCGTTGTCAAGAGCGAGTATCTGGCCGGAAATGACCACGACCGGGAGAAGCTGGCCCAAATGCTGCTGCGGCTGGAAGCCGGAGGTGAACCTCTGTACGAAGAGAAAAACTTCGAGAGCTGGATCAAACAGGACGAGAAAAAGCAGGAAGCCGCGGCGGGAGCCGTGGATGAGTGGGCGGAGGTGAGATAAAAGAACGAAGACGCTTCGGCCAAATTGGCCGGGGCGTTTTTTGTTTGCCCGGCGGAAAAGTAGCAAGTAGTCAGGCCCGGCGGGAGATGATACACTGGGGCAGAAGGGAGGAAGAGCATGAGCGAGTTGAACATCAAAGTTCGGAAATCACAGGACAACGGAAGCACCTTCCGGGCAACGCCGGACACCCTGTACATGGGCGGCGTAGGCTCGGCCAAGGTGGACACCCTGCACTTCGAGGTGCCGGAAGAGTGGGCGGGCTGTGCCATCACGCTGCACGTGCAGCGGCTGAGCGGCGCTCTGCCGGACCCGCAGATGCTGGACGAAAACAACTGCGTTGTGGTAGACCGGCGCTGGACACAGGAAAAGCAGGGCAGTTGGATGCTGCTGGCCGTGGACGAGAACGGCTACATCGCCATGACGAAGCCCGGCCAATACACCTGCTATGAGACCATCGACACCAACAGCACCACCGAGACCATCACGCCAAGCGTATACGAGCAGTTTGTGGCGGCGGTATTGGAATACGCCAAACAGGCCGCAGCGAATGCCACCAAGACAAAGGAAGACCGCACAGCGACGGAACAGGCCGCAGAAAACGCCGAGAATGCCCGGAAAGGGGCGGAAGAATCCAAGAAAAAAGCAGAGGATGCCGCCAAAAGCGCCGAAGAGAACTTACAGGAGATCAAGGACAACCTTGCATCCGGGGTCTTCAAGGGCGAAAAGGGAGACAAAGGCGAGACGGGCGACGTCGGCCCCCAAGGCCCGAAGGGCGAGAAAGGTGATACGGGCCAGACCGGTGCACAGGGGCCACAGGGCGAAAAAGGAAACAAGGGCAACACGGGCGGCTACATCGGCCAGAGGACCGTGACCTTGCAGCCCGCCGGTTGGAAAAAGGACCCGGACGGGGCGGGATACCGGTACGATGCCGCGCTGGAGGATGCGACGGCGGACTATGTCCCCCTCGCGGCCCCGGCGAAGGAAAGCAAGGCGGTGGCGGTCAACTGCCAGATGGATTGGCAGTGCGAGACCACGGCGGGGAACATCCGTTTCACCGCGAAGCGGGTGCCGACCGCCGCCATCGTGATGAACATCATCCTCTTTGGGCCGCTGAGCGATTCGGGCAGCTCGACCGACTATGACATCGCCACGGACGAAGCCGTGAAAGAGATGCTGGGACGCATCTTCAACACCTAAGAACTGAAACGGAGGAAAAAGAAAATGGCAAATCCGAAGAAACTCACCGCGCTGGAACACCTGAAGCTTCTGGCCGAGCAGACCAAGAAACAGGCAGACACCTTGCAGGAAAATGAGAACGCCCTGTCCGGCCGCATCAAGGCCATTGAGGACGTCGGGCCGGAGAAGAACGTCATCGAGACGGTCAAGGTCAACGGCACGGCCCTGACGCCCGCTAACAAGGCGGTCAACGTCACGGTGCCCACCAAGACCAGCGACCTGACCAACGACAACGGCTACCAGTCCGCCAGTCAGGTGGATGCCCTCATCAAGAAAGCGATCTCTGAATCCGGCCACGCATCCTTCGAGCGGGTGGACGCCGTGCCCGGCGTGGACAGCGCCGCCGAGAACGTGATGTATCTGGTGCTGAACACCAAGACCAAGCACTATGACATCTACGCCAAGGTCAAGAGTTCCAGCGGCAGCTACACCATGGAGCTGCTGGACGACACCACTGTAGATCTCTCCGGCAAGGTGGACAAGGAAGACGGCAAGAGCCTGATGACCGACGCCGAGCACACCAAGCTGCAGGGTATCGCCGAGGGGGCCAACAACTACAGCCACCCGACGCACACCGCCTACGCGGCCGGGCTGTACAAGATCACCGTGGACGCACTGGGCCACATCACTGGGGCGGTCAAGGCCACCAAGGAGGACATCACGGCGCTGGGCATCCCGGCGCAGGATACCACCTACCCACTGGCGTCCTCCACGCAGGATGGCCGGATGAGCAAGGCCGACAAGGCCAAGCTGGACAACATCGACCTCGCCGACGTGCGGATGGCCACGGATGACGAGGTGAAGGCCATGCTGACCACCGTGTTCGGCTCGTAAGGAGGCGGCCTATGGCAGACAACAAGACCCCGCTCCCGGCGCTGGCGCAGCTGCGGCAGATGCTGGCCAAGTGCAGCGGCAAGCTGGCCGACGGCCTCAAGGCCGCCAGCGACGCCGTCACCGAAGTGTCGGACGCCAAGGCGGACAAGGTGGACATCCGGCCCTTGACCATCCCGGCGGAGGGCTGGCAGACCGACAGCGCCGCCTACCCGCAGTATGTGGACATCGACATCTCCGGCCTGACCGCTGCGGACACCGTCTGCGTCCTTGTCCCGTCCGGCACGGCAGCGGATGCGGCGGGCCTGTACGGCCTGAGCGAATCCCGCGCGGGCAAGCTCCGCATCCGCGCCAAGCACCCACCCACCGCCGCCATCCCGGCGACGTATTACATCGTGAGATAGGAGGCTGAATCTATGGCATTAGGCATCGTAGTCGTCGGCGGCAATATGGACCCGGCGGACTACTACGACAAAACCACCGCCGACACTAAATTCCTGACCAGCATCACGAAGGATCAGGTCACTAACGCCCTCGGTTACACTCCGCCCAAGCAGGACACGACCTACGGCAACGCAACGACCAGCAAGGCGGGGCTGATGAGCGCCACAGACAAAGCCAATCTGGATGCGCAGGTCAGCAAGTACATCCTCCAGACCAGCGACCCCGGCGCGGGAAGCACTCTCGCCACCGGGAAAATTCTGATCGTGTACGAGTGAGGGGGCTGCTATGGCAAAGAAACTATATGTCGAAGTCGGCGGCAAGACCCGGAAAGCAAAGAAGGGCTACGCCAGCGTCGATGGCAAGGCGCGGAAGATCAAAAAAGCCTACGTCGGCGTAAACGGCAAAGCAAGAGCCTTCTGGAGCGGCGGCGAACTGAGGTACTACGGAAGGGCAACGGCGCTGAGTGAGGCAAGATACGATCTTACTGCCACTGCAACCGGACGTTATGCGCTTTTTGCAGGAGGGAAAACTAGCAAGTACAGTAATGTTGTAGACGCATACAATCGAAGCCTTACGCGAACAAACCCCGCTGGTCTCGAAAAATATGGAGTGCACATAGCCACATCCGTAGGACAGTATGCAATCATCGCTACAAATGATCTCAGCAGTTCATTTATTAGTAGTGTCGCGGATAGTTATGTCATTTATGATAAGTCCCTGACAAAAATAAGTAACAACATTGGCACGACTGTAGAAGCCCGTACTAGCAAAGGAGCTGCCAACGTTGGCAACTATGCGCTCTTTGCCGGAGGAAACTTGATTCAGAAGTTTGGTGTAGGAAATCCAGTTAATACAATAAACGCAATCAATAGTTCCTTAACTCTGAGCAGCATTGCACTATCCAAGGCAAAGCGTGCTGTTTGTGGCGGCAAAGTCGGCAACTATGCACTTTTTGCCGGAGGTCTTGGGGGCGGTCCATTTAACCCTAGTTATTATACCGATGTTGATGCGTATAATGCCTCTTTGACGCGGATATCCGTTACAGAAATAGATACTGGTATTGATTCAGTGCGGTGCAGCGCATCTATCGGGTCGTCGTATGTGCTATTTCGGGTTGGCATCGGTAGCAATCCGTCATTTAATATCAACGCTTATGACGCGTCCCTTACAAAGAGAACCGTTACAGTTCCTATCAAAGACTCATATGAAATGGCCGCAGCATCGTCGGAAAATTACGCTATCTTTGCTGACGAGCATTATGTGGTAGCCTACAACGACTCATTGACATGCTTTACGATGGCGCCACTAAGCGCTGAAAGATCCTATGGGGCTGCTG